TCATGCGGCACCGCCTTTACGAAGCTCGGCGGCGAATTCAATGAGTGCACTGTTAACTGCAAGCGCCCCTGTAGTTCGCTGTTCGGCCTCTTCGTAACTGATGCCATTCGTCTCCATCACACAGTCTGTGTCGAAAACTCCATCGAGCGAGTCCAGCGCAGAGGTAATGGCCTGCGCTCTTACTTCGCGCAGGAATGCGTCGGTTGCGGGGGTTTTTATGGCGTCGAATTCCTCAAGTGCAGCTTCCAACGCAATTTGCTGGCAAGCCACTTCTGCGCGCCCCTGAATTCCTGTTCCTTCGCCATTAAGGTCGTTGTGCATCCGATCAAGCTTGTCGCCAAAAGCCTTCAGCCCCGCATTCTCCGCCGCCAACTGATCGCACTGCTTTGTCTTTTCGCGCAGCACAGCGATTAAGACGTCGAGCTGCCCGGCCATACGCTGAACAAGAGAAGCGGCTTCATGCATGCCGTTCTGCGTGCCAAAAAGCACCACCAGCTGGTGGCCTGATTTCATGAGCTCCTTCGTTTTTTCGTAATTCAATGCGTGTTCCTCCACTTAACTTTGCGCTGCACCGCGCTAAATTTTGGTTGCAGCAACCCAACCCATGCGAGATGGGGTAGGGCTACATAAAAGGGTTATCGCTTGGCTTCGCCGCCCAGCACGTAAATCAGGTTTTCGGTAAGGGAGCTGAGCTCGCCGGTCATGAGAACGAAATCAGCGTCGAACCGCTGCACGACGTCTTCGCGGTCGATATCATCGTTCTGTTCAATGAGTTCGTCTGCAAACCTGAGTCGTTTAAGAACGCAAGAATCGTTCAGAGTAAAGTCGATGCGGCTCTGCCAGTTCAGCGCAAGCTCAGTAACTACCTTGCCGGCTTCCAGGTGGTTCAGTATCTCTTCGCTGGAAAGCTCCTGCTTTTTGAACCGGCCAATGCCGCCATCTTCCAGAATCGCTTTCAGCTCTGCTTCATTGCCCAGCGCAAAACCTGATGGTGCCCCGGCTCCGCGCACCCACTCGGTGAGGGTAAGCTCTACAGGTGTTTCCATAGTCAGCGGTACCACCGGCAGGGAGCCCAGCGTTTTACGCAGCAGCGCAAGCGAGTCTTCTGCGCGGCGGGCGCTGGATGTGTCAACCATTACCAGGGCGGCGCTGAGGTTTAACCAGATGCGGATCGCGCTGCTTCGGGTAAATGCGCGCGGAAGTAGGGAGTGAAGGACCTCATCGCGCAGGGAGTCTTTCTCAGTTTTCTTGAGGCGACGGCCCTGATCCGCTTCCAGCTTCGAAACCTTCTTATTGAGTTCCTCAGCGATGACCGCATTAGGAAGAATTTTTTCTTCGCGACGAATAACCAATAGAAGTTGGTCATTCACCAGGTGGAAGAGCTGATCTGAGAATTGGCCCAGAGGCGATACCCACCCGGAACGAGCCATATCCTGGCTGCCACACGGCTTAAAGCGGAAAGCCTCAAGCTGGCGTGCCAGCTCATCTGTATTGCCGTCACGGATGATCACCACGTCGCGGCTAAGACGGTAGATGATGAGGTTTTTGAAGAACGGGTTAAACATTGTTCTCTCCTTAAGAGGGGAGGCGGCCACCTGCACGGGCCGCCTGGTAGTTTCTCCACACAACACAGAAGAGCACCTGCGGTTAGGAGTCCCGCCCGGGTGGATTGGGTTATGAGCCCGCCGCCTGGTGATGCTCTCGTGTGTTGAGTAAAAAAGTGCGGCATCCTCACGGAAAATAAAAAAGGCTCAGACGCCGCCAACTACTGCCTACTACCACGCTTGCTGCTTTTTTTGGTTGTGACACCAGGGCGCTACCCCTGCTTATTTCCTGCCGCTCTGTTTTGGTCTTGGCCGCCAGTAGTTGCGGCTCAGCCGATTTACAGGTCTTTGCGTCGGCCGGCGCTGCAGTTCGCTTGAACACATCACAACGGAGAGAGCACTGCCGGTGTCCGAATCGAACGGACCTTTTCCCTGCCCAACCCTCCCAACTGAATGGGACTGTCTGGAATCGAACCAGCTCTTATGCCTTGCTCGGCAGTGCTCTTTCCGTTGTGCGCCTGTCTTTTCACCACATCAGGCTCGGTGGATCCTGCTATTCCCCAACAACAAGGATTCGGTTAATCTGAAATCCCCAACACATTGATAGTGATAACCCATGAAGCGCTCAGATGTTTTAACCCAGTGCCTGATTAATACCGGCTGCGGACTTTCAGAAGCTGATATCCGACACGGCATTCGGACTACCTTCGCCGAAGAGTACCCAGATAAAAATTACGATTCCTGGGACATTGAAATCAGCGATCAGACCGCAAATCACATCATTAAAACCGTAGGTCGAGCCATGTGGATAAAGGTCGATCTATTTATCCAGGACCTCTGGGACGCCTACTGATTCCAAAGGGACAGAGCCAATCCCTCTAAATCCGGTAGCCAGAGTGCGACCACTTTTGTTGGCTTCAGACTCCAGCGAAGTTTTATCTTTCTCCATCGCCTCAACCACACCACCCATAAACATCAGGTAATCGGCTGTTACCGCTGATTCTGTGTTTAAGGTCTGCGTCAGAGCCCCGTTAACAAAAAGCTCAATCCTGTTTCCTGCGTGAGCATTAGGCCCGGCCTCTAACGCGCTAAATTCCTCACGCGGTAGGTTGAACGTCTTGAAAACCTTTTCTTTGTCAAATTGCATACTGAACCTCGAGTGGCTACTTCGTGGGCGTCCTGCCTGTTCGTTAATAACAACTTTAAGGTGTAATTTAGTTGTGAGGGCTACGCTTGTCAACAACTTTATGTGGTTTGATTGACGTTGTGGTTGATGCAAGGATGAGCAAAAAAGAAGAAGGAGGTTTTATGGAAGAGAAGCAGCAAGTTTTTAACTACACGCGCAACAGAGATAAGCTATTTGCAAACCTTATATCCATCATCGATGGTATTCTTTCGGATGGAAACTTGACGGATCAAGAGATTATCTACCTTGATACTTGGTTGTTAGAGGCCGACCAACTTATCGGGAATGGAATAATTAAGAGCCTGCGAATAAGAATTGCGAGCATCCTAGACGATGGAGTAATTACCGCAGAAGAAAGAGAAGAACTCAAACAATACCTTCATGAAGTACAATCTGAAATTTTAGATATTCCAGAGATAGATTTTTATTCTACAGAGTCAGATCTGCATCTTTTGAATGGATTATGTAAGGGGTTAATTTCTGACAGAGTTTTAAGCCAGGAAGAGATCAAATACCTTGACTGGTGGTTAACGCAGAATGGGGCACTCAAAGCAAACTATCCAGGAAAGGAGCTTTATCGCTTAGTAAAGGATATTTTAAGTGATGGCGAAATTACTATCCAGGAAAGCGAAGTTCTGCATAAAGCGCTTATTGATTTTACCGGTTGCGATCTTGATAGCGGAACTGTTGATGGTTTGGCAACAAGACTTCCCGTAGATGATATTGCTGATGTGAAAGTTAGCGGGAAAGCATTTTGCCTTACAGGCATATTCTTAGCAGGAAAAAGATCAGCAATAGAAGATTTAATCCAAAAACAAGGCGGAACTATCAGTAGTGGAGTTACTAAAAAAATAGATTACCTTGTCATAGGGACGCTGTCTTCACGTGACTGGCGTTTCTCCAGTCACGGAAGGAAAATTGAAAAAGCAGTTACATACCGAGATGATGGTGCTCAGATAAAAATCATCACGGAAGAAATGCTTATTGAAGCTTTACCATGAGCGAGAGGACCAAAACACACGGCCGATAACATGAATCCGTGCCAGTTTCTCTTCATAGGTGAGTACTTCATCAGGGTACTCATCTTTATTAAAACTTCTTAAAATTAAACCACCATCTGGCCGATTAATAAGTATTTTTACTCTTAATAATACGCCATCCCTTAAAGCATATAAATCACCGTCTCTAATTGGACTCGTCTGGCTCAGGTCTACAGCGACCTTATCTCCATTAGTCAGCACGGGATACAAGCTGCTTCCAAGAATATTCACGATTCTTGCACTCGAAGCGCTAACACCTGCTCGCCTAAGCTCATCTCTTCTGAGAGGATATGTAGAAAGTTCAGATTCAACGATTTCGGCTTCGCAGCCATTCCCTGCCGATAATTCAATATCCAAAATAGGAATTTCCGTAAAAAGATCAGGATCAGCTGAAGTACTTTCCCATTCCTTAACAATCATTTCTGAATAGGAACCATTAGCGTCAATATCGCCATATTGCAACCAATTAGCAGTGACTCCCAGTGCAAGAGCCAACTGTTTAATTTTTCTCGGCTGCTCCGTCACGCCATTTTCAATTTTGGCTATGGACTGTTGAGTCAGGCCAACCTGTTCAGCTAACTGAAGCTGGCTGAGCCCTGCCTTTTCCCGCGCTTTTTTTAGCCGTTCAGCAAGTGTACCCACAACTCCCCCTTTTGTTATGGCGAGACTACAACTTTATGTTTTGACTTTCCAACACCTAAAAGTTGTGATAAAAGTTGTGGTAGTTGTACAATCATCCTATCTCACAACTTTCAACCATAGGTAAAGGGGACCGTTATGACGCCTGAACAAAGCGCGTTAACTGAGGCTATTGAGATTGCTGGTGGTCAGTCTGAGTTAGCCAGAAAAATTTCTTTAGAGGCCGGCGGCCTAGTTAAGCAACAGCAAGTATGGAACTGGCTACACCGTGAAAAGAAAGCACCCATTAAGCACACCGTATCTATCGAGAAGTTAACTGGGGTTCCTAAAGAAAAGCTCCGTCCTGATGTGTTTCGTTAATTAAATAGCGAGACGGTGAAGAGTTAAACCACAGATTCAAGGAGTTAACCGTGGGTAATGAGCACTGGCAAGTAGAGAAGCAACCAGCCTGGCTGGTGGCAGCAATAAAGAAAACCATTTCAGGCCTTCATGGTGGATATGCGGAAGCCGCTGACTGGCTGGGTGTTACCGAAGATGCACTGTTTAACCGCCTGCGTACCGGTGGCGACCAGATTTTCCCGATGGGATGGGCGATGGTTCTGCAGCAGGCCAGTGGTACTAAGCACATCGCTGATGCGGTATCTCGCCATTCGAACAGCGTTAACGTACCGCTAGTGGATATCGAGGATGTCGACAACGCCGACATCAATCAGCGACTGATGGAGTCCATCGAGTGGATTGGCAAGCATTCGACATACATCCGCAAAGCAACAGCTGATGGGGTAATTGACCAGGCAGAACGCGCACAGATTGAAGAGAACAGTTACCAGGTAATGCAGAAGTGGCAGGAGCACTTAACGCTGCTGTATCGCGTTTTCTGTTCGCCGGAAAAGAGTGACGCCCGCGAGTGTGCAGCTCCGGGCGCCGTGGCGTGTCGTATCAGTGGAGAAACTAACGCATGAACAGTTTAACGGTAAATAACCGCTTACCGCAACTACGGGCCATTCCTGTGCAGGGTACCTCGTCGTTTCGGTATGAGCGCATGGTATCAGGCCGATGGGTTCCGTGTAACCACAGTCGAGTACGCCTCATCGTGGGGGCATTCAACCGCAAAGCGAAGAACCTCGTATGCAGGAGCTCAACAGACGATACCGCGACTGGCGGGGAACTGAAGTCCATGTCACCGGTTACGACCCCGAAAAGCGACAGGTTATCTTCCGGCGCGCGGGTTACCCGCACGACTGCATGCAGCCTGTTGAGCGGTTCCGCGAGAAGTTCAAAAGGGTGGATACATGAGCGTTAAGTTATCAGCGTACGTGTGGGATGGCTGCGCGAGTGCCGGAATCAAGGGCACGAAGCTGCTGATCCTGGCGCGCCTGGCTGATTTCTCCAGCGATGAAGGTATCAGCTGGCCCAGCGTCGACACCATCGCGCGCCAGATTGGCGCCGGTCGCAGCACCGTAATTACCGCAGTTGGTGAGCTTGAGCGTGACGGATGGCTGACCCGTAAAGAACGCCGTCAGGGCCAGCGCAGTGGTACCAACATCTACACGCTGAACGTGCCGCGCCTGCGCCAGGCGGCTGCCGGTGCTTATTCTCAGGGTCCAGTTTCTGAACATTCAGAATCTGGACGTTCAGAATCCGAAGGTTCAGAAGCTGGACGTCCAGAATCTGAACGTCCGGAAAACCGTAAAAACGGCGCTTCTCAGGGTCCAGAATCTGGACACGATCCGTCAGTAACTTCAAAACAAGAACCATCAGATAAAAAACCTTCTCGTCAGGTTGTCGGGCAACCCGACGCTGAGCAGCTGATCACCGATAAAGCGATTGCTGTGCTGAAGCACCTGAATCTGGTCACCGGCGCGCGTTACCAGAACTCGAAATCCTCACTGGAGAACATCCGGGCCCGGCTGCGCGAAGGTCATTCGGTGGACGACCTGCAGCTCGTGGTCGACTACAAGCACGAGCACTGGCACGACACGGAAATGTACGACTACATGCGCCCGCAGACGCTGTTCGTCCCGGGCAAGCTTGAAGGCTATCTGCTGAGCGCCACCCGCTGGAAAGAGCGCGGACGCCCGTCCCGCCAGCAGTGGAAGCAGCGCAGTGTGCAGCGTGACGACAGCGCATTTAAAGCCAGCTATGCCGGTGTTGATTACAGCCAGGTCCCGGAGGGGTTCAGATCATGAAAAACGAGAAGCTGAAACACGAATTTTTCGAAGAGATGGCCTGCCAGCTTGAAAGGCAGAATCTGTGGCGCCGCGCCGCACATGTTTACCTGGCTGCATTCGATGCCTCGAAGAGTAACCGGGACCGCGAACGGCTGGCGAAGAAGCGCACCCAGTGCCTGAAGATGAGCAACCGCGTTGGTTATGTGGAAGGCCGTTGCTATCTGGCCGGTAACTATGTGGGGGAACTGTGATGCACCCGTTGAATGCTTACAGCCAGGCGCTGGCAGCGCTGCGCAGCAAACCGGCTCACGAACTTAAGGAAGTCGGCGATCAGTGGCGCACGCCGGACAATATTTTCTGGGGCATCAACGCCATGTTCGGCCCGCTCGTACTGGACCTGTTCTCTGATGGCGAGAACGCCAAATGTGAGGCTTATTACACCGCGGAAGATAACGCGCTGACGCAGGACTGGTCCGCGCGTCTGGCCGAGCTCAACGGCGCCGCGTTCGGCAACCCGCCGTACAGCCGGGCGTCCCGGCACGACGGGGAGTACATCACCGGCATGCGTTACATCATGCAGCACGCCAGCGAGATGCGGGAAAAAGGCGGGCGGTACGTCTTTTTAATTAAGGCGGCCACCAGCGAGGTCTGGTGGCCGGAAGACGCGGATCACATCGCCTTTATCCGTGGCCGTATCGGTTTCGATCTTCCGTCCTGGTTCGTCCCTAAAGACGAAAAGCAGATCCCGTCCGGTGCGTTCTTCGCTGGTGCGGTGGTGGTATTCGATAAGACCTGGCGCGGCCCGGCGATGAGTTACATCAGCCGCAACGAGCTGGAAGCACGCGGCGACGCGTTTCTTGCTCAGATTCGCCGCGAGGCGGAGCGCATGTTAGCCAGCGGTCAGCCTGTATCTGTTGGACCGCAGGAGCAGGCTGCATGAAAAACAACTCTCAACGCTTAACCGTCCGCCAGCAGGAGGTGCTGGCGCTTATTCAGGCTTTCCAGAACCAGCATGGCTATCCGCCGACCCGTAAAGAGGTGGCCCAGTTAATGGGGGCCACCTCCCCGAACGCTGCAGGCGACATGCTGCGCTCACTCCAGCGTCGCGGCGCAATCAGTGTAGATCCGGGCGTGGCGCGCGGCATAACCATCAACGGCCAGAGCGCTGAGGAAGAAGCCGTAGCGCTTCTGCGCTCCATGGTGCTTGGAGAAGAGCAAGCCTGGGAGAAGTCATTCGCGTTTCTCAAATCGCGCGGGGTTTCTGTATGAAGCTGACCCTGCCTTTTCCCCCGAGCGTTAACACCTACTGGCGCGCCCCGAATAAAGGGCCGCTGGCTGGTCGCCATCTCATCAGTGCCAAAGGGCGGGCTTATCAGAGTGAAGCATGCGCGGCGATTATCGAGCAGCTTCGCAAACTGCCTAAACCCAGCAGCGCGCCGGCGGCAGTGGAGATTTTTCTTTTCCCGCCTGACGCCCGGCGCCGCGATATCGACAACTACAACAAAGCGCTGTTCGATGCGCTGACCCACGCGGGTATCTGGGAGGACGACAGCCAGATAAAGAGAATGCTGGTGGAGTGGGGACCGGTAACACCGAAAGGGAAAGTCGAAATCACGATCAGTAAATACGAACCGGCGGTTGCAGCCGCCTGACTAAGTGGATAAACGCATGAATCAGTTAATGGTAATCGATGGTGTGACCGTTCGCCGTGATCCGGAGGGGCGCTACTGCCTCAACGATTTGCATCGTGCTGCTGGTGGCGAGCGGCGTCATGAGCCAACGCTCTGGCGCAACCTCCAGCAGACCGGTGAACTGGTGCATTTACTGAGCGATACAGGAATCCCTGTATCGGTAATCAAGGGTGGCGCAGGTCAGGGGACGTTTGTTTGCAAGGAGCTGGTTTACTCCTATGCGATGTGGATTAGCCCCGAGTTTAACCTGAAGGTGATCCGGACGTTTGACGCTGCCGTAAGCCAGCAGGCAATCAGCCAGGCAGCTGACAAAATGCAGGCGGGCGTGATCCTTCTCGATTTCATGCAGCGCTCGCTGAATCTTTCTAATTCCTCGGTGCTCGGTGCGTGCCAGAAACTCCAGGAGGCTGCAGGCCTGCCGAACCTTGCACCGCAGTACGCCATCGATGCGCCAGTGGATGCGATGGACGGCAGCAGCCGCCCCACGCAGTCACTCAGCGCGCTGTTGAAGGCTAACGGTATCCGGCTGACCGCCAATCAGGTTTACCACCAGCTGGCGAAGCTGGGCATTGTGGAGCAGAAGACGCGCCGGAGCCGTTCCGGTGTTAACGGCATTAAGAAATTCTGGTCGCTGACGGCGAAAGGGTGCATGTACGGCAAGAACATCACCAGCCCGGCGAACCCGCGCGAGACGCAGCCGCATTTCTTTGAATCACGGGCGCCGGAGCTGTTCCGCCTGCTCGAAACAGTGCATTAAGGGGAGAACGTGAGAGCTTTACTTACTCCCGAAATTGCGCGCGGCATGGGGATCGTGCTGCTGCGCCCGGGCGCTGACCTGATGCCTATCTTCACCTCCGGCCGCGTGCTGGTGGAGCTTCCGCCCGCCAGCATGGCGCACCTGGCAACCGGGGCGCTGCCGCCCGCACGGCAGCCGCTGGCGGAAGATACCGCGCTGGCGGGCTTCTTCAGCCATGAAGATGTGATCCGCGTAGCTGGTGGTGTGCCGTCACTTGAGCGATGGCTGATGAACCAGGAGGGCGGCTGCCAGTACCCGCACAGCGATTACCACCATCAGGAACTTAAGACGTTTCGCCATGCGCCCGGCGCGATCCGAGTGTGCTGGCACTGCGATAACGTGCTGAGCGGCCAGCATACGCAACGGCTTGCAGAAATGGCCCGGGTTAATGTGGTAGCCTGGGTTATAGCGATGGCCCGCGGCGCGCTTGGATTCGATGACTCGCATGAGCTTACGCTGCCGGAACTGTGCTGGTGGGCGCTACGCGAGGAAGTAACTCACGCGCTGCCGGACAGCATCACCCGCCGCGCACTGCGGCTGCCGGCGGAGCCCATTCATTCGGTAACACGCGAAAGCGATATCGTGCCGTCGGCACCGGTCACGGAAATTCTCAGAGCAAAAACAGGGCGTGCTGGCGCCGCGGCGAAGTGCAGGAGCAACGAAGAAGTGCTGGCGGAGCAGCCGCCGCAGCTGCTGGCGCTGAAGGTTGACCCGGAATCGCCGGAAAGCTACATGCTTCGACCTAAGCGCCGCAGATGGGAAAACGAGAAGTACACCCGCTGGGTGAAAGCGCAGCAATGCGCATGCTGCAACCAGCAGGCAGACGACCCCCACCACCTGATCGGCCACGGGCAGGGTGGAATGGGTACCAAAGCCCATGACCTCTTTGTGTTGCCTTTGTGCAGAAAGCATCACGACGAGCTTCACCGGGACCCCGTGGCATTCGAAGAAAAATACGGCTCTCAGCTTGAGCTGATTTTTCGTTTTTTAGACAGGGCGCTGGCAATCGGCGTTCTGGCGTAGTGGAGTGGAGACCACCGCATGAACTTAGATAGCATCGTTAAATTTTTCGCCCCGAAAGGGATGCACATTTCCGACAGCCCGCGCGCTACAGCAAGCGAGCAGTTAACCGTCACGGATGTTATGGCCGCGCTGGGTATGACTCAGGCCGAGGCGGGCATAGGCCTGGCTATGTTCCTGGGTAAAGCCGCTGTAAGCCAGCAGGACCGGGAAGCGGCAATCTCCTGGCTCGCCGAGTACGCCAAAGAAAAAGCCCCGCTGGCGCTACGCCGCGCCGCCGGGAAGAAATTCCCCCTCTGCATGCGCGTCCTCGCGACGTTCGCCTATAACGACTACGCCTCATCAGCTGCTGATTCCTGTGAGTGTCCAAAGTGCAACGGCAAGGGGCTGGTAACCAAAACTACCACGGTGACGAAAAGCCATTACACGATGCGTCTGCCGCAGTGGGCTAAAGATCTGCGGCAATCACCGTCGGACTTCGAAAAATTCCGCCAGGTAACAGACGTTGACCACCAGCTATGCGGCAAGTGCAAGGGCAGCGGGAAAATCAGCAAGCGCTGCCAGTGCGGCGGTACCGGGAAAACCCTCGACAGGAAAGAGACCGAATTTCAGGGCGTGCCGGTTTATAAGGAATGCAAACGCTGTGAAGGAAGGGGCTACAGCAGGCCGAAATCCTCAGTTGCTTATCGTGGCATCCTTGCTCAGTTGCCTGCGCTGCCAGAGCGCACATGGCGCTATAACTGGAAGCCGTTCTATGAGCGTCTGGTCACCAAATGCTTTGAAGAGGAAACCTACAGCGATACACAGCTTAAACGTGTAACCAATAATGGTATTTTGATATAAATCACAACATTTAGCATCACGATGCTTGCAATGTTTGCCGTTTTTGCTTAGATTTGACATTAACGATGGGCATTGTATATCCACCGTTCAAAACCCGCTTGCGCCCGTAGCGGGTTTTTCTTTTGGGTCAGTCGTATAAAGGTTATTACGGCAGGCTGTTAACCTGCTTATCGTGGTTCGATTCCACGCTGTCCCGCCAAATTCAGCCGGTTTAGCTCGAATGGTAGAGCAGTCGCCTTGTAAGCGAACGGGTAGAGGTTCAAATCCTTTAACCGGCACCATATGCAGCACGCAAACCTACTCGAAAGAGAACACCGATTCGCCCGCCATCGCAGCGGGCTTTTTTGTGCCTGAAATAATCGGCTCAGACAGAGAGCCGAATATCACAAGGAATCGGCTCACTTATTTATGGCTCGCTTCGGCGGGCCTTTTTCTTTTCCCCTCTTTGGAGAGGATACACAGCTATAGAGGGGGGCTACATGTCCGATCCGGTTTCGGGAACTGTCGCGGCAGGTGCTGCGCTTACTGGTGCAAGCATCTATGGACTGCTGACCGGCACAGATTATGGCGTAATTTTTGGCGCGTTTGCCGGTGCTGTCTTTTATGTTGCCACCGCGGCAGACCTGACCCTGATCCGGCGCGCCGCCTATTTTGTTGTTTCGTACATCGCTGGCGTTTACGGTGCGGGGCTGGTGGGCTCCAAGCTTGCCAGCTGGACGGAATACAGCGACAAGCCGCTTGATGCACTGGGGGCCGTTATCCTCTCTGCGCTGACGATTAAAATCCTGACGTTCGCCAGCCAGCAAGACCCCGCGCAGTGGTTCCAGCGGTGGAGAGGGGGAGCCAATGGTAATAAGTGATCCGCTGGTACTGACCAACGTGGCGACGTGCTCGGCCATTGTTTTGAGGCTGATGCTGTTCCGCAAGCCCGGTGCACGTCATCGCTGGTGGGCATCGTGGCTGGCATACCTGATTATTCTGGCCTATGCCTCGGTGCCGTTCCGCTACGCCTTCGACTTTTACGTCCACACACACTGGGCGTCGGTCATCATCAACTTAATCATCTGCGCCGCCGTGTTCCGTGCCCGGGGCAACGTGGCGCGCCTTTTCCATGTACTGAGGCCTGAATGAACCAACAACAATTTCAGAGGGCGGCTGGTTTAAGCGCCAGCTTGGCTGCGCGCTGGTTCCCGCACATTAATGCGGCGATGCGCGAGTACGGCATCACTGCACCGGTCGATCAGGCAATGTTCATTGCGCAGGTCGGCCATGAAAGCACTGGCTTTACCAGGCTGGTGGAGAGCTTCAACTACAGCATCGCAGCGCTTAATGATTTTGTCCGGGCTGGCCGGTTAACTCAGGATCAGGCCAACACGCTGGGCCGCCGCACGTATGAAAAGGTGCTGCCCCTTGAACGCCAGCGCGCGATCGCCAATCTGGTTTACAGCAAGCGCCTCGGTAATAACGCCCCGGGTGATGGCTGGAAATATCGCGGACGCGGGCTCATCCAGATCACCGGGCTCGAGAATTACCGCGATTGCGGCGCCGCGCTGAAACTCGACCTTGTGAGCTCGCCGGAACTGCTTTCCGAAGACACCAGCGCAGCGCGATCTGCAGCATGGTTCTATACCAGCAAAGGCTGTCTGAAATATCCGGGCAATTTGCTGCGCGTCACGCAGATCATTAACGGTGGGCAGAACGGTCTGGAAGACAGACAGGCCCGCTATGCGGCAGCGCGCCGGGTGCTCTGATGGCTGCGCTATGGGGCTTTGTCCGGGCATGGTGGAAGCCGCTACTCTTCCTGGCCGCTGTGGGATTTGCGCTTTATTACCGGGCCTCGCTCACAAAAGCTGAGGCATCTTTAACCGAAGTTAATCGTGAATTAAAACTGGCTAAAGATGACATTGAGGATATGCAGCGCCGTCAGCGGGATGTGGCTACTCTAGATGCCAAATACACGAAGGACTTAGCGGATGCTCAGAAAAATATTGCTCAGCTTGAGCGCGATGTGGCTGCTGGCCGTAAGCGGCTGCAGCTCAACGCCACCTGTTCCGCGCAGGGAGCGCCCGGCACCACCCGCGTGGATGATGGAGCCAGCCCCCGACTTACTGACGCCGCTGAACGGGATTATTTCACCCTCAGGGAGCGGATCGAGACCGTGACCAGGCAGTTGAGCGGATTGCAGGCTTATGTTCGGGAGCAGTGCTTAAGATAAAAAAAAGCCCCATGGCTGGGGCTACAACAGGAGATCCTGCTTTTTGGTTATTCGACTAATTGCAAAAGCAGTTTTGGCCTTGTTTCCATGATGTTGCACTGATTTCATGTTTTGCGAGGATGAGATTTATAGCACTCACACATGAAGGTTCAGCAATGCTTATACGTAGGAGCCACTCTACTAACAAGCTGGTAATAAGTGTTGTCTATATATTTCATATAACAAGCGACAGTTAGTGTTCTAAGAGTTATCTGAACAAACCTGTACGTTAAATTGATACTAATACGTATATATCCTTTTGAGATGCTGGGGTGTGAATTCAATTAAATTTTATTATCAATATGAAACAAAACCGGAGAGGCCGAAAACTGTTGCTCAGATTGATAAGCTGCGCAATCACCTCGGCATACCAGCACTGATTAACGTTGAACAGCTTCTGAATAAATAAAAACCTTTAACTTTAGCAGTCATGAACATGAAGCCACCCGTTTTGCTGGTGGCTTTTTTATTGGAGCTACCACTATGCCATCCGCTATCCCTCGAGCTTGCCGCAAGCGCGGATGTCCCGGCACTACTACAGACCGTTCGGGTTATTGCGAGGCTCACCGTAATGAAGGCTGGCAGCAGCACCAGCGAGGGCTGAGCCGCCACCAGCGCGGCTACGGCAGTAAGTGGGATATCATCCGCGCCCGCATCCTTAAACGTGACAGGCACATCTGCCAGGAGTGTCTGCGCAACGGCAGGCCAGTCCCTGCCACTACCGTTGATCACATCAAACCCAAAGCACACGGCGGCACCGATGAAGATAGCAATCTGGTTGCGATCTGCTTCAAGTGCCATAAAGCCAAAACCGCACGGGATCGCTTAAACCGAAACTGACCCTTACAGGTGAAAGCATGACTGATTCATTAATTGATTCAGGGCGCACGCACGTCGGCGCTAAGGCATTGCGACCTGCTTGTTCCGTTGAGGGGTGTGGATTGCCAACAAGGGCCAACAACACACCGTATTGTGAAAAGCATTACATGCGGGTTCGTCGACATGGCTCGACAGAAAAGTTAAGCACACTCAAGCCAGGCAACCTTATTCACTCGGGTGGTTATGTGCTGGTAAATGCTCCCACTCACCCGTTAAGCCGTAACAGTAACCGAGCCTATGAGCATCGCGTCGTCTACCACCAACACCATGGTGACGGCCCTTTCAGCTGCCATTGGTGCGGCACAATGGTTACCTGGGATGATATGCATGTCGATCATCTCGATGACTGCAAAACCAATAACGCTGAGTCAAACCTTGTTGCCAGCTGCGCCTTGTGTAATCAGAAGCGCGGCAGTGAAAAGATGAAGGCCACCCACAGAAATAAGTCGCACAGACGTTACACGGCTCATGGCAAGACAATGTGTCTCAGTGAATGGGCTGAGTACCTTGGCATTTCACGCAACTCGATTGAGTACCGACTGAAAGCAGGCTGGGATATCAACAAAGTGTTTAGCCCACGCATCGGTAACAGCGGCCCTCCAAGTAAGAAGCTCGGCAGATCGGTGCATGACAACATCAAATGAGAATCAGTATCGACAAATGATTTCAAATGCAATCATTTCTGTCGTAATGATATCGATTCTCATCAACAGGGGAGGGCGGGTCGAAAGTTCAGGGCCATGCCCGCTAAGGACCGCCGCCTAACCCTTTTTCACACCGCCGCAGGTTAGAAAACTTTTTTATGGGGTCCCCCACTCGATGATCTATAGGAGTTTTCGATTATGTCCGGACCACCGAAAACCCCGACCCATCTGCGTTTGGTGAGGGGTAACCCATCAAAACGCCCCATCAATAAAAACGAGCCACAGCCCCCTGCAGGGGTACCCCCAACTCCTAAGCATTTCGACAAACAGGCGAAGTACTGGTTTAAGCGAATGGCTGAAGCGCTGGATGCTGTCGGCGTCATTTCGCAGCTGGACGCCCGCGCGCTCGAATTGCTGGTTGAGGCTTATACCGAGTACCGCCACCACTGCGATACGCTGGAAATCGAGGGGTATACATACCGCACTGAAACGCAGACGGGGGATGTGCTGATTAAGGCGCATCCGGCAGCAATGATGAAGGCAGATGCCTGGAAGCGGCTGCGCGCCATGCTGGCAGAGTTCGGGATGACGCCAGCCAGTCGGTCAAAGGTCAGCGCCAAGACGCCGGACGCGGTTGATCCGCTGGCTGAGTTCATGAAAGCGAGGGATTAATGGCTAAGGTTGCCGATGGTATCCGCTACGCCGAGCGCGTCGTGGCGGGGGAGATTATTGCCTGTGAATATGTCCAGCTGGCCTGCCAGCGTTTTCTGGACGATCTGCAAAACGGCGAGGCGCGGGGTATTTTCTTCAGCGAGCCCCGCGCCCAGCACATCCTGAATTTTTATAAGTTCATCCCGCATGTGAAAGGCGCTCAGGCCGGGCAGCCGATCGCCCTGATGGACTGGCATGTTTTCATTCTTATCAATATTTACGGTTTCGTTATTCCGCTGGTTGATGAGAAAACCGGCGGGGTGGTGCTGCGGAATGATGGCAGCGGCCGCCCGGTAATGGTGCGGCGGTTCCGTACTGCTTACAACGAGGTGGCGCGTAAGAACGCCAAATCCACACTCTCTTCCGGGGTTGGCCTGTACATGACGGGCGCGGATGGCGAAGGTGGGGCCGAGGTCTACTCTGCGGCCACAACCCGCGATCAGGCGCGCATCGTTTTCGAAGATGCCAAAAATATGGTGAAAAAAGCGAAATCGACGCTTGGGCGCCTGTTCGAGTTCAACAAGCTGGCTATCTATCAGGAGCAAAGTGCCTCTAAATTTGAGCCGCTTTCCAGTGACGCTAACAACCTGGACGGCCTGAATATTCACTGCGGCATTGTTGACGAGCTGCACGCTCATAAAACCCGTGACGTATGGGACGTTCTGGAGACGGCGACCGGTGCGCGCCTGCAGTCCCTGCTGTTTGGTATCACCACTGCGGGCTTTAACAAAGAAGGCATCTGCTACGAGTTGCGCGATTACGCCATTAAGGTGCTACGCGGTTTTAACAGTGAGGTGGAAGGTGCCGTTAAGGACGATACCTTTTTCGCCATCATCTACACGCTGGACGACGGCGACGATCCGTTCGACGAAACGGTCTGGCAAAAGGCGAATCCCGGATTGGGGATCTGCAAGCGCTGGGACGATTTACGCCGCCTTGCGAAGAAAGCAAAAGAGCAGGTATCAGCACGCGTTAATTTCTTCACTAAACATATGAATATCTGGGTGACGGCGGAGTCCTCCTGGATGGACATGCTGAAGTGGGAAAAATGCGAATTTATCGCGCCGGCGCATGAGCTGAAAACTTACCCGCTGTGGGTCGGCGTCGACCTGGCGAACAAAATTGATATCTGTGCTGCGGTAAAAGCCTGGCGATCGCCTGATGGTCACGTTCACGCCGACTTTAAATTCTGGCTGCCCGAGGGGCGGCTGGAAAAATGTTCGCGGCAGATGGCCGAGCTCTACCGCAAATGGGCTGAGCTCGACAAACTTATCCTGACCGATGGCGACGTTATCGATCATGCGCAGATCAAAGAAGAGCTGCAGCAGTGGGTCAGCGGGGAAAGTCTAAAAGAAATAGGCTTCGATCCGTGGAGCGCGACGCAGTTCAGTCTGGCGCTTGCTGAAGAGGGTTTACCCCTTGTGGAAGTGCCGCAGACGGTGCGCAATTTCTCCGAGGCCATGAAAGAGGTTGAGGCGCTGGTTTACGGCGGCCGGTTTCACCACAGCAATCACCCCGTGATGAACTGGATGATGTCGAACGTCACGGTGAAGCCGGATCGTAATGACAACATCTTTCCCAACAAATCGACACCTGAGGCCAAGATTGATGGTCCGGCTGCGCTGTTCACCGCGATGAGTCGTCTGCTCGTTAACGGTGGCAATGACCAGCAGGATCTGAGCGGCTTCTTTGATAATCCCATCATGGTAGGTTTCTGATGAAGAAAAATAAGCAGCCAGGCAGGGTGAAAAGCGCCCTGCTTAACTGGCTGGGCGTCCCCATCAGCCTGACCAACGGGACGTTCTGGCAGGAATGGTACGGTACGAGCAGCAGCGGGAAGGTGGTCACCGCGGATAAGGCTATCCAGCTGTCCGCAGTCTGGGCCTGCGTCCGGCTGCTGAGCGAGTCAATATCAACGCTACCGCTGAAGATTTACGAGCGGCAGCCTGACGGCTCGCGCAGGCTGGCCCAACAGAATCAGGTTTACCAGGTACTTTGTCGCCGTCCGAATCTGGAGATGACGCCATCACGGTTTATGCTGATGCTGGTGGCGAGTATCTGTCTTCGTGGCAACGCCTTCGTGGAGAAGTTGTTTATCGGCAACAAACTGGTCTCGCTGGTGCCGTTGCTTCCCCAGAATATGGTGGTAAAACGCCTCGATACCGGCCGGCTTGAGTACACCTACACCGAGAACGGTACGGCGCGTGTCATTGCGGAAAAGAACCTGATGCACATTCGCGGCTTCGGTCTTGACGGGGTCTGCGGCATGATGCCGCTGAGTTCCGGACGCGATGTGATTGGGGCTGCAATGGCGGTCGAGGAGTCGGCGGCCAAAATATTTGAGAACGGCCTGCAGAGTTCGGGTTTTCTCTCAGCAGATATGCCGCTGGATAAAGAGCAACGCGAACGGCTGCGCAGCTACATGGCACAGTTCACCAGTTCAAAGAATGCCGGGAAAATCATGGTGCTTGAAGGCGGTCTGAAATATCAGAACGTCACGATGAATCCGGAAGCGGCTCAGATGCTGGAGACGCGCTCTTTTGGCATTGAGGAAATCTGCCGCTGGTTCCGCGTGCCGCCGTTTATGGTCGGGCATACCTCTAAGCAGAGCAGCTGGGCATCAAGCCTGGAGGGGATGAACCTGCAGTTTCTGACCCATACGCTGCGCCCGTTGCTGGTCAATATTGAGCAGGAGATTTCCCGCTGCCTGCTGAACGGTGAAGAGGACATCTTTGCCGAGTTTTCTGTCGAAGGGCTGCTTCGTGCCGACAGCGCAGGACGCGCCGCCTACTATACCAGCGCGCTGCAGAACGGCTGGATGTCACGCAATGATGTGCGCCGGCTGGAAAATCTGCCTCCCATTGAGGGTGGAGATATTTACACGGTGCAGCTGAACCTGACGCCGCTTGAGGACCTTAAAAAGAACAGCCCGGCAGCGCAGGCCGCCGCGCTTCGTCAGCTTCACAGTCACGTTTTCCCCGATATTCCCTTCGAACAGTCCCCGCTGAAGCAGGCGGCATAGGAGCATCCATGACAATCAAAAGCCTTCCGGCGGCGCCGGAGGGGCGACCTTTTGCGCGCGAAAAACCAGACCTTCCCGCTGCGGCAATGGAGCGCTGGAACGGGAGCATCCGTGCGGCGCGCGACGGCGATAACAGTATCTCGATTTTTGATGTTATAGGCGCAGATTACTGGGGCGAGGGCGTCACCGCGAGCCGTATCGCCGGTGCGCTTCGTTCGCTTAATGGCGCAGACGTTACAGTCAACATCAACAGCCCCGGCGGCGACATGTTCGAAGGGCTGGCGATTTACAACCTGCTTCGTGAGTACGACGGCAAAGTCACCGTGAAAGTGCTGGGGCTGGCGGCCTCTGCGGCGTCGATTATCGCAATGGCAGGCGATGAAGTGCAGATAGGCCGCGGCGCGTTCCTCATGATCCATAACTGCTGGGTTTACGCGATGGGCAACCGTCACGACCTGGCGCAGATTGCCGCCGACATGGCGCCGTTTGATAAAGCCATGAGCGATATCTATCAGGCGCGCAGCGGTCTCGACGCGGAAACCGTCGACAGGATGATGGACGGTGAAACTTATATCGGCGGCAGCGAAGCCGTAGAAAAGGGCTTTGCTGACAGTCTGCTTTCTGCTGATGAAATCGCTGACGACGATGAAAGCCCCGCCGCAGCGCTGCGTAAACTCGATGCGCTGCTGGCGAAAGCGAATACGCCACGCTCTGAACGGCGAAAACTTCTTAAAGCCTTATCAGGCAGCACGCCGGGCGCTGCTGCCAGTCCTGACGGTACGCCGAGCGCTGCCACCATCCATAAAGAAACCATTGACCGTCTGGAAGCCGCGCTGAGCGGATTGACAGCGGCTGCCCAGTAAATACGGAGATGTTATGTCTGAAGTAAACGAGATCCTGAAAAAGGTTAGCGCCAGTATTGAAGAAGCGACCGGCAAATTCAACGCAAAAGCAGAAGAGGCGCTGAAAGAAGCCCAGAAAACCGGCAAATTGTCGGCGGAAACTAAAGAAACCGTCGACAAAATGGCCTCAGAGTTTAACGCCCTGAAAGAGGCGGAAAAGACGCTTAAGGCGGCGCTCGGTGAGCTCGAACAGCAGGTCGCCCAGATGCCGCTGGCAAACGCCGCAAAAGTGGTCGAAACCGTCGGCCAGACCGTTATCAGCAGCGAAGCACTTAAAGCGTTCGCCGCCAGCATTGAGGGCGGCAAGCGCGTGAGCGTGCCGGTCAATGCTGCACTGATATCAACTGACGTGCCAACCGGTGTGTTAGAGCCGCAGCGTCTGCCGGGCATCGACACCGCCCCGAAACAGCGCCTGTTCATTCGCGACCTGATTGCGCCCGGCCGCACCTCCGCACCGGCTATCTTCTGGGTGCAGCAGACCGGATTCACCAATGCGGCAAAAGTTGTGCCGGAAGGTACCGCCAAGCCGTACAGCGATATCCAGTTCGCCACGCAGATCACGCCGGTCACCACCATCGCGCACATGTTCAAAGCGTCCAAGCAAATCCTGGACGACTTCGCGCAGCTGCAGTCCACGATTGACGCAGAAATGCGTTACGGTCTGAAGTACGTGGAAGAACAGGAGATCCTGTTCGGTGATGGTACCGGCGCGCATCTGAAAGGTATCGTGCCGCAGGCGTCTGCTTACGACGCCGCCTTTACGGTTGAGCAGCAGAACGGTATTGACGATCTCCGTCTCGCGATGCTACAGGCGCAACTGGCACGCTTCCCGGCATCCGGTCACGTGCTGCACTTCATCGACTGGGCGAAGATTGAACTCACCAAAGACACCCTGGGACGCTACATCCTGGCGAACCCGGCGGCGCTGACCGGCCCGACCCTCTGGGGCCTGCCGGTGGTCGCGACTGAGGCTGCGGCATTCCAGGGCAAGTTCCTGACCGGCGCGTTCAACGCTGCGGCGCAACTGTTCGACCGTGAAGACGCCAACGTGGTGATCTCCACTGAAAACGCCGATGACTTCGAGAAGAACATGATCTCGATTCGTTGTGAAGAGCGCCTGGCGCTGGCCGTGAAGCGCCCTGAGGCGTTTATCTACGGTTCCTTCACTGCGCCGGCTGCGGGTGGCGGTGCGTAACCTTTAACGGCGGCCTGCGGGCCGCTTTTCTTTTTTCCGTTAAGGAGACAGCCATGAAGCTGATCGCTATCAAGCCTATCTACTTTGAAGGCAACGTGCTGACCGAAGGCACCGAGTTCGAGACGCTGGAGCAACACGGTCGTGATCTTGTTGCGCGCGGTTATGCTCAGGAGCCTGGCAAAAAGCCGGATCCGGAAAAAGACCCTGAGCCGAAAGGAAAGGGCAAGGCCAAATAAGGGGCGCACATGCTGACCAAAGAGCAGGTTAAGCACCACTGCAATATCGAACCGGATTTTACAGAGGACGACAACTGGATCGAAAACAGCATAAAGGCGGCTGCGCGGTATGTGGAAACGTGGACCCGCCGCCGGCTTTATGAAAAGGCGGATGATCCGCTTTATATGGCCGATCCAGACGCGCTGCTTTATGGCGAGGATGTCGAAATGGCTATGTTGATGCTGATTGCCCACTGGTACACCAACCGTGAAACGGTCAGCACCGGCAGCACGACATCTGCGCTGGCTTTCTCTACTGAAGCACTCCTTCAACCCTACCGGATTTATGGCCTATGAAAGCGGGACGTCTGCGGCACAGGGTAATCCTTCAGAAACCGGCAACCGGGCGATTACCGTCCGGACAGCCTGCAACCGGCTGGGTGGATGTTGCTTCGGTTCGGGCAGAAGTCGCGGATGTATCGGGCCGGGAGATGATGGACGGCGGCGCAGAGTTGAGCAGCACCACAACCCGGATCTGGATGCGTCGTTATCCAGGCATTCCCGTAACCACGGGATGGCGAGCCGTTCATCTTCCGCCTACCGGAGGCGGTGAGATATATGACATCAAGTCGGCTATCTCAGCAGAGAACGGCACCAGGCTCGAATTGCTTTGCGAGAAGGGGGTGAAACAGTGATTTCAACGAGTCTTGATTTTTCCGGTCTGGCCGATATCGCGAAGGATCTGGAGACGCTCAGCAGGGCTGAAAATAATAAGGTTTTGCGTGATGCCACGCGTGCTGGTGCAGAAGTTCTGCGACAGGAGGTAGAGGATCGTGCGCCCGTCCTTACCGGGAAACTGAAAAAAAACGTGGTAGTGGTGACCCAGAAGGGTCGCCGTCGCGGCGAAATCGCTTCCGGCGTGCATATCCGGGGCGTTAACCCGGACACCGGCAACAGCGACAACAAAATGAAGGCCAGCAATCCGCGCAACGCTTTTTACTGGCGCTTCGTTGAACTCGGTACATCGAATATGCCTGCGCACCCCTTCGTTCGCCCGGCATTCGATACCCGGCAGGAAGAGGCTACGCAGGCAGCGCTGGCCCGCATGAATCAGGCCATTGATGAGGTGCTGGCGAAATGACAGAGGCTGACATCTATCAGCGGCTCAGTGCGCTGGCAGGCGGAAATGTTTTTCCGTACGTTGCGCCGCAGGGTACCACGGCGCCGTGGGTGATTTATCTGCTCCCGGGTTCAGTCAGCGAGGATGTTTTCTGCGGTCCGGCAGAAACAGCAAGCACGGTTCAGGTTGATGCCTGGGCCTCGTCGATTGATGATGCCCGGGCGCTACGTGATCAGGTTAAAGCGGCTCTGGCCGATCTGCATCCTGTCGGACTAAACGAGATTAACGGCTACGAGCCGGATACCGGGCTTTACCGGGCCACGCTTGAAGTTCAGATCTGGCAATAACTCCACACTTCATATTAACTCTGCCGCCTCCAGGCGGCTTTTTTATATCCGGAGATCACTATGTCCTCTAAGTATGAAAAAACGCAGGGTACGAAAATTAACATTTCGGAAAATCCTGCAACCGAACCAAACCCCACTGGCGCCACCTGGCAATCCATCAACTGCTCGACCAAGGAGCTTAGCTACACCGGTGGGCAAAAGTCAGACATCGACACCACCACGCTATGTTCCACCGAGCAGGAAATGACAAACGGCCTGGCCGCGCCAGGTGAAATGACGGTTTCCGGGAACTGGTCTGCTGATGAAGAGGGGCAGAACACATTACGCACCGCTTACGACACTGATGCGTTGCACGCTTTTCAGGTGATCTTCCCATCCGGCAACGGTTATGCATTCCTGGCTGAAGTTCGTCAGAACAGCTGGAGCCTGGGCACTGCCGGGGTGGTGACCGCATCGTTTACGCTGCGCATCAAAGGTAAGCCCGTCCCGATCGTTCCGGCACCTTCTGCAGGCTAATAACAGCGGCGAAAGCCGCTATTCCTGATTACAAACTGAGAAAAAATGAAATGGGAAAACAGGTTTCACAGAGTTCACTTCGCTCGCTCGCGTTGGCACCTATGGCAGGCTTTCGCACAAAAACCGTCACCGTTCCGGAGTGGGAAAACGCCAGGGTAAAACTGCGTGAGCCATCAGCGCAGGCTTGGCTGGAATGGCAGCAGGTGCTTAACCCGAAGCAGGGAGAAGGCGAACCAGAAGAGCTGACGGCAGCAGAACGCGCATTGCGTAACAAGAGTGCTGATGTGGTGCTGTTTATCGATGTGCTCCTTGAAGAAGACGGTTCACAGGTCTTTACCGAAGAAGATAAAGCGCAGGTTGAACAGTTCTACGGCCCGGTGCATGCCCGCCTTCTTAAGCAGGCGCTGGACCTGACTACCTCGGCGGCCGATGTGGAAAAGCCGTAAGCCAGCCCGGCACGTTCTTCCTGATGACGCTGGCGCTCCGTCTGGGGCGCACGCTTGATGAACTGAAGCAAACCCTGACGGCCAGGGAGCTGCGCATGTGGATCGAGTTTGACCGCATCAACCCCATCAGCGATCGTCGCGGCGATATTCAGGCGGCGCAAATTTCCGCTGCCGTGCTTAACTCGCAGGGCGCTAAGGTAAGCATGGATGATGTGATCCTCCAGTGGAATGCGCCCGAACAGGAAGAGAGCAGTGCCGGGCTGGAAGGGTTTTTTGCGGCGCTTGCCGGATAGTGATGCTAAGTCACATGCCATCTTCATATTTTGTTGCAAGCTTGATCCCTGTTAGGATTAGTCCGAACGATACCTTAGGGGATGAAGTGATGAAAAAATTATCTGTATTTTTTTTAGTGATGAGCACCTTTATCGGTGCTGCCAATGCCGCGCAATCTGATGAATTACAGAATGATGGTTCATGGTTCTATAAATCTAAAGTTAACAAACTAACAGACTCCACTGACGTTGTAGCAATAAATAGCACGAAAGATATCTATGTGAAGCAAGGTACTGAACGTAGCACTTCTCTTGTTTTAAGATGCAATGAAAACTCTACAGATGCCTATCTATCCGTAACTGATTATCTTGGAGTTGACTCACCACGAGTGACCATCAGATATGATGGGGGTAAACCACAGAAAATTACGTGGACTCCGGGTGAGGGAGGGGATTCAGCCTTCGCTCCCAATGCGGTGCTTTTTATAAAAGAATTATCGAAGCATAAAAAGCTAGTCATTGGGTTTGAACCCTATGGTTCAACCATGCAAATAGTTGAGTTCGATCTTGCAGGAATTGATAATATCGCTAAAAAGATATCCACTGCCTGTAACTGGAAGATTTAGAATGAAAAAATATATATTTTTGATATTTATTTTAGTGCTGGCGGCTGGAGGGTTCATCATCAATTCAATGACGGTATTCTCTGTCCAACCAATTGGGGCTGTGCCAGAAGGTGCAACTTTATTAATATGGAAAAAAGGAGATATGCCATTTTTTGAAAGCCCGGATGGCATGTGCATAAGGAAGCAAGGGTATGTTAGTCTTATGTGCAGAACTATTGCTCTAGGAGCGGCTATTGATGAAGATTCAATAGTTATGAGGCTACCATATATAAAATCAGCATATTTACTTTCAACTGGCAATAAAGAGTTTGATAAATAAATTTATGTTACTGAAAAGCCCCGCACTGCGGGGTTTTTTTATTTGTGGAGGCTAAGCATTGGCTACCTTGCGTGAACTTATTATCAAAATTTCTGCGAACTCACAGTCATTTCAAACTGAAATTTCCCGCGCTTCTCGTATGGGTCAGGATTATTATCGCACCATGCAGAATGGCGGTCGGCAAGCTGCTGCCGCTGCGCGGGAAAGCGAGAAAGCCCTGTCCGATCTTACAAGTGGTTTCGCAAGCGCAGGCAGGGCAGCCGCTGCGGCGTCAGCAGCATTTGCAACTGGCAAGCTAGTCCAGATCGCTGACGAATGGACGTCAGTAAATGCCCGGTTAAAACAAGCGTCAAGTACAACTGACGACTTTACCAGCTCTCAGATACAGCTCATGCAGATTAGCCAGCGAACTGGCACTGCATTTTCTGATAATGCTAATCTTTTCTCGCGTGCAGCAGCTTCTATGCGTGAGTTTGGTTATGACTCTTCGGATATTCTTAAGATAACAGAGGCGGTTTCTACTGGGTTAAAAATATCTGGTGCTAGCGCTGAAGAGTCTGGATCTGTTATTACGCAGTTTAGCCAGGCGCTGGCCCAGGGCGTTCTGCGTGGTGAAGAGTTTAATGCCGTTAACGAGTCCGGTGATCGCGTTATAAGAGCTCTGGCTGCTGGAATGGGTGTCGCCCGGAAAGACCTTAAAGCAATGGCGGATCAGGGGCAGCTGACGATTGATAAAGTCGTGCCAGCCATGATAAGCCAGCTCGATAATTTGCGGGGGGAGTTCAGCTCCATGCCGCAAACTGTTTCCGGATCACTGCAAAAAGTAACCAACTCCTTTATGGCATGGGTTGGTGGCATCAACCAGGCAACAGGCGCTACATCTGCCTTATCCGGTGGGCTTGATGGTGTCGCCGGAACCCTGGATTCTCTTACGTCATCTGCAGTGAGCGGCGCTCTGAACGACGTCGCTAATAACATGTCCACCATTACAACAGTTGCTGGTGCGCTGGTTGGAGTTGGGCTGGCGAAGTATCTCGGGGGTGTCGTTAGCAGCGCCTCGGGGGCTACAGCCTCTTTGCTTTCCGCCGCTAAAGCAGAAGCCGCTCTTGCCGTCGCGCAGGAAAAAGCAGCCCAGTCGGCAGTGGCTGCTGCAAGAGCTGAGGTATATAGGGCACAACAGGCCGTTCAGACAGCCCGCAGTGCTGATGTGCAGGCGGCTCAGCAAGAAAAGGTTGCCGCCGCAGAGGCGAAGGTTACAGCAGCCCAAACGCGTTTGAGTACTGCGTTAACCAGCGGTACGGCGACAGAAAAAGTCAGGGCGCGCGCCGCTCTTGAGCGAGCACAATCCGGTCTTGCAGCGGCTAAAAACGCTGATGCTCAGACAGTTGCCGAAACAAGACTGGCATCAGCGCAGGCGGCGCTTACCCGCAACCTTTCAGGCAGGATCACAGCACAGAACAATCTGAACAGTGTTACATCAGTTGGTTCGCGTCTTTTGGGCGGAGCAATGGGATTGATCGGGGGCGTCCCAGGTCTGGTAATGCTTGGTGCAGGTGCATGGTATGCCATGTACCAGAATCAGGAGCAGGCCCGCCAGTCAGCGCAGGAATATGCCAGCCAGATAGATGAGATCCGCGAAAAGACATCTAAGATGTCGCTTCCTGACACAGACGATAATCGCAAGAAAACCATTGAAGCGCTGGCCGAGCAAAACAGGCTTGTCACCGAACAGCAGGGGAAAGTTGAGACCTTAAAAGGTCAAATTGATGATCTCAATGCTGCGAGGGGTAAACCCGGCATCACTGGAGAAAACGATCTTAATATAGTGCGCGCCATTTCCATTGTTACAGGTGATTTAGCTGTCGAGGAAGACAAGCTCAATCAACTCCGGGAGCAGGCACGTATTATTCAGCAGGCTCTGGCAGAAATCGAGCGTCGCAGGACTGACCAGCTCCGCGAGCAGGCATGGAAGCAAAACCAGGCTTATTATTCTTTGCTGATGATGAATGGCCAGCATTCTGAGCTAAACAGACTGCTTTCGCTTGGTAATCAGCTTCTCTCATCAAGAAACGCTCTGGTTAATGTCCCGTTTGCCATTCCACAGGCTCCAGTATCAACCCAAGATCAGCAAAGCCTTATTCAAAAGCAACAGCAGGCAGAGCTTGCCGGATTAACCGGCCTTGCTAGGGCTCGTAAGCAAGCGCAATTTGAACTCGAAAAAATGGGCCGTACAGGTCCTGAAAACTCAAAGTATGCTGCTGACTATACAAAGGCGGCTGAGGACGACTACAACAATGCGCAGCGGGTAGCTGCCGCCCAAAAATCTCAGGCCGATGCTACTCGCGACGCAGGCAAAGCAGCGCGTGAAGCTTCCCAGACAGCCGAGCAGTACAGCCGAAAAATGGCTGACCTGAGTATTGCTACCGAAGTGCAAAAGGTACGGGCCAGCCAGGGTGAAAAAGCTGCTGAGTTGTTTGCCGCCTCCCATGAAGCCGGAACTAAATGGACCGAAGAACAGCGCAAATCCATTGAAGCTGGTGCTGTGGCGCTGGCGCAGTGGACACAAAAAGCTGATGAAGCTGTCCGCAAACAGCGTGAAATGGCTGATGCGCTTAAAGACCTCAAAGATGCCGCACGCCGCTACCAGGATGAGGCAGGCCTCACGGCAGCGACGTCGGGAATGGGAAGCCGCCAGCGCGATCAGTACCGCGAGCGGCAGGAAGTTGAGCGCGTTTTTGATAAAACCGATAAGGGGGCTGAGGCTATTGCTGCGCGCCAGGCTGCACTGGATGCGCTTGATAAAAAATATCAGCAGGCGAAGGCCAGCGAACTGGACTGGCGCGCGGGCGTAAGCGCGGGACTGTCAGACTGGATGGATAACGTTAGCAACATTGCCGGCACGGTATCGCAGGGTATTACCTCCACGATGGACAGTGCGCTTGATAACGTCTCCGCAATGCTGGTGGGTAACAAGGCCAGCTGGAAGGACTGGGGGTTATCCGTTCTGCAGACTATCTCAAAGGTTGCGCTGCAGATGGCCGTGGTTAACGCGATGGGAGGCGGCTCGTCTGGTAGCGGTCTTTTGGGTTCACTACTCGGGGGAATTGTGGGCGGTGTCGCCGGAAGCGTATCCGGCGGCGCGAATGCAGGCACCGCCATCCAGAACTACGGCGCGTCTTTCCAGTTTAACGCGAAGGGTGGAGTATATTCGTCAGCCGATCTGAGCAGCTACAGCGGCAGTGTCGTTGACACACCCACTTTTTTTGCGTTTGCGAAAGGGGCAGGCGTGATGGGCGAGGCCGGGCCGGAGGCCATCATGCCGCTGACCCGCGATGCCACCGGCAGGCTGGGTGTAAAAGCGCTGGGCAGTGGCACGCAGAGCGGCGCGGGTGTCAGCGTCAGCATCGGGACCATAAATTTCTCCGGCGGCACAGGCGGTGCGCAGGGTAATGCTAATGCCGCCGGCGCGGTAGCTAACCAGCTCACCGGCGCCATTCTCGATACCATCAACACGCAGCTGCGTAAGCCCGGCACTCCGTTGTGGAACGCCACGCAGGGCAAGCGCTGACCCTCCTTACTTACCCGCCACGGCGGGTTTTTTTATGGGTGAAACATGGCAACCGAAACCTTTACCTGGTGCCCGCGCATTAATGCCGGCGGCGAGGTCACTCACCGCGTCCGCCGCGCGCAGTTCGGCGACGGGTATGCCCAGGCGTCGGGCGACGGCATCAACGCCCGCAGCCAGAAATGGGATCTGGAATTTGTCGGTGATGAAAGCTACATCACCGCGATTATGGACTTCCTCGACAGGCATGGCGGTAGCCGCTCATTCATCTGGCAGGCACCGCTGAAAGGCGCGGGGCTTTACCGCTGTGACGCCTACCGCCCGTCGGCCCCGGGCGGTGGCATTTTCTCTCTCACGGCAACCTTCACACAGGCATTCGCTCCGTAGGTACTTATGACAATCAGCAATGACGTTCAGAAGCTCGAGCCCGGCGACAGCGTCCGCCTGGTGACCGTCGACGGCTCGGCGTTCGGCGCGGGCGTGCTGCGCTTTCACGCCTGCACCATTCCTCATACGCCGGAAGAAATCGCGGCGAGCGGCGGCGACACCTCAAAGCTTACCGCTAAATCCATCTGGTTTGATGGCGAGGAGTACGGCGCCTGGCCATTTGAAATTACCGGGCTGGCGTCGTCGAGTGACGGCCAGAGCGCGGAGCCGGTGCTGCGCGTCGCTAACCTTGATGGCGTGGTGACCGCGCTCTGCCTGCGCTTTGATGACATGGTACAGGCAAAGGTTACTGTTCTGGATACGTTCGGCCAGTATCTCGATGCGCGCACGTTTCTCGACGGCAACCCGTCTGCCGATCCGGGGCAGTATTTCCGCCAGGTGTTTTACATCGACAGCAAGGCGGCTGAAGACAATGAAGTGGTGGAGTTCCGCCTCTCCAGCCCGATGGACCTGCAGGGACTGCTGATCCCGACGCGGCAAATCACGGCGGTCTGCACCTGGGCCTGCCGCAACAAATACCGCAGCGGTGACGGCTGTACCTACAACGGCCCGCGCATGTTTGATCTGAAAGGTAACCCGGTGACCGACCCGGCACAGGATAAATGCTCGGGCCTGCTGACCGACTGTAAAAAACGCTTTGGCCCGGATGCCCGGCTCGATTTCGGCGGCTTTCCGGGTGCCAGCCTGATCCGGAGGTAACCATGCGCGATAAAACCATTGCCGACATTCTGACGCATGCTGCGGCGGAATACCCGCGCGAGTGCTGCGGCGTGGTGGCACAAAAAAGCCGTGTCGAGCGGTATTTCCCGTGCCGGAATAACACCGGCGCGCCGGAGGAACAGTTTGAGCTGTCGCCGGAGGATTACGCGGCGGCGGAAGACTGGGGCACCGTCACCGCCATTGTGCATTCCCACCCGGGCGACGGCGCCACCACCCAGCCGAGCGAGCTCGACCAGCTGCAGTGCGACGCCCACGGCATCCCCTGGGTAATCGTCTCGTGGCCGGAAGGCGACCTGCGCACCATCGTGCCCCGCGGCGAACGGCCGCTGGAAGGGCGCGCCTTTGAACTGGGTTATGCCGACTGCTGGTCGCTGGTGATGGACTGGCACCGACAGCATGGCGTAACGCTTCGCAACTACAGCGTGGATTATCCGTGGTGGGAGCGGGGCGAAAATCTCTATATGGATAACTGGTATGCCGAGGGGTTCCGAGAGGTCACAGAGCCGCGCCCCGGCGACATGGTGCTGATGCAGGTATCCGCGCCGGTGGTGAATCATGCCGGTATCCTGCTGGAAGGTAACCAGCTGCTGCATCATCTGTACGGCCAGCTCTCCTGCGCAACACCTTACGGCGGCTATCTGCGCGAGCGCACGATTAAAATAGTCAGACACAAGGATCTGCCATGAACGAACTGAAAACGGTGCGGCTGTACGGCGCGCTTGGCGCGCGGTTCGGTCGGGTGCACCGGCTGGTGATTGCCAGCCCTGCAGAAGCCTGCCGCGCGCTGTCGGTCATTCTTCCGGGTTTTGAGCAGTACATGCAGACGGCGCACCTGCGCGGCCTGCGCTTTGCCGTGTTCCGGGGGAAAAAGAACATCGGCCAGGACGAGCTGAAACATAACAGCGGCGAAGAGGATATCCGCATCGCGCCGGTGATTGCCGGAAGCAAGCGTGGCGGTGTGCTGCAGACCATTCTCGGTGCCGTGCTGGTGGTGGGAGCGCTTGCTCTTGGCCCCGTGGGTATCGGTACCATCGCAGGCAGCACGTCGATGAGTATTGGCCTTATGGGCGGTTCGATGATGATTGGCGGCGTGGTGCAGATGCTGTCACCCCAGCCCGGCGGGCTGGCATCGCGTCAGGACCCCGATAACGCGCCGAGCTATGCGTTCGGCGGGCCCGTGAATACCACGGCAATGGGTAACCCCGTCGGGCTCCTGTATGGCGAGCGCGAAATCGGCGGCGCGATAGTCTCTGCCGGCATCTACACCAACGACCAGTGAAAACCGGTCTGACAATGGCGCCTGCGGGCGCTTTTTTTATGGGCGCAGTATGGAAAAAATAACCGGTAAAAAGGGTGGCGGTGGTAATTCACGCACGCCGCGGGAGTCTCCTGATTCATTACAGTCGATCGCGACGGCCAAAATACTGCTGGCGCTGGGCGAGGGGGAGTTCGCCGGCGGCCTGACGGATAAAGATATTTTCCTCGACGGTACCCCGATCCGCAGCGCCGACGGCACGCTTAATTTTCCCGATGTGAAATGGGAATTTCGCCCTGGCACCCAGACGCAGGATTACATCCCCGGCATACCGTCGGTGGAAAATGAAATCACCGTTAACACTCAGCTTAAAGCCACACAGCCGTGGACGCGCGCCATCAGCAACACGCAGCTCTCTGCGGTCCGGGTACGTCTCGGTGTGCCTTCACTGCAGCGCATGAAGGACAACGGGGATGTGGTGGGCTACCGCGTCGAATACAAAATTGAGCTGTCCACAGACGGCGGCGGGTATGTCACAGTGCTGAACAGCGCGTTCGACGGTAAAACCACCTCCCTCTATGAGCGCAGCCATCGCATTGACCTTCCGCCTGCCCGGACCGGCTGGCAGCTTCGTGTGAGCCGGACGACGGCGGACAGCACCTCCAGCCGCATCGTGGATACGACGAACATCGAAGCGTATTCCGAAATCATCGATGCAAAGCTGCGCTACCCGAACACCGCGCTGCTCTTTGTGTCGTTCAACGCGAAG